AGTCTCCGTCTGGGATCGCAGAATCGCCTTCCATACTTCAGCGGCTGGGACGGTCGAATGGGCGAGTCCTTCTTCCTCGTACTTGGTGTATAGCGCATCAAACTCTTTTCCATATACATCAGATAGACCCCTCGCCGTATCTGGACAGAAGAGTGACCAGTTGCCCCCCTCTTCGACCCGTTTCATAAACAGATCAGGAATCCACATGGCAGAGAAAAGGTCGCGACAGCGCGCTTCCTCGTCACCCTGATTGAGGCGAAGTTCGAGGAAGTCCATGATGTCAGCGTGCCATGGTTCCACATACACCGCGATTGAACCCTTGCGGCGACCAGCCTGATTCACGTAACGCGCTGTGGCGTTGAAAACTCGAAGCATCGGAATGATACCATCCGATTGACCATTGGTTCCCCGAATACGTGACTTGTTCGCTCTGATATCGTGGATGTGCATACCGATACCACCCGCCCACTTACTAATTTGGGCACATTCAGTGAGGGTTCCGTAAATACCATCGATGGAGTCTTCCTTGTTGGCGATGAGGAAGCAGGATGACATTTGGGGTCGAGGCGTTCCCGCGTTGAAAAGGGTTGGTGTGGCATGGATGAAGAGACCTTGGGACATCTTATCATACGTCTCGAGTACAGATGGAATATCCTTCCCGTGAATACCGATAGCGACACGCATAAACATGTATTGAGGTGTCTCAATCAACTTTCCATCAACGCGTTGAAGATAACCCTTCTCAAGGGTCTTGAGACCGAAATACCCAAAGTCAAAGTCCCTATCACTTTTGATTTCATCCTTCACCTGCTGAGAAACTTCGACAACCTCGTCTGTGACAACATTAGCTTTCTGAAGCTTCTTCATTGCGAGATGGAAATTATTAGGACACACCTTATGGATGTTACTTGCGACAATACGAGTGGCGAGAACCTCATAATCTGGTTCGGAAGTGATCATACCAACACAAATTTCAGCAGAGAGAGTATCAATTTCTTGAGTGGTAATATTATCATACATAGAAGAGAATACCTGTTGCGCAACTTTAGAAGAGTCGCATTTTTCAGAGAGTCCATACGTTAAATTCTTGATCCTATTGGTGACGTTGTCAAATTTTATATCCTCAATACGACCTGAGCGTTTAATGACCCTCATATATCTAAAGTTCTAATTTTATTTTTAACTTACTTCTTGCACTCGAGATCAGCGCTCCTCACGGACACGGTTCCAAAAGTCTCAAACTTCCGGTTGGGTTGGAGAAGATAGGTGTTCACGAAGAATGGACCCATCTCACCAGCTTTGGCCACTGGGGGGTAAGAACCAACGAAGCAGGTTGGGGGTTGGCAAGGAATTTCCTCGTACGTTGGGGTTTTGTCGGCATACACTTCATTAAAGTCAGCGAAGTTCACCATTTATTATTTACACACAATTTTTTTCGGCGAGTATATTAAATGTGTGATAACCTCCACCTTGATTCCATTCAACAGTGTGAGACCCCATTGAACACTCTTTTCTTTTCTGATTTCAATAAAAATCTTCTCCAGCGTGGCATCCGTCAGACGTTCAAGAATAATACGGGTATTGCCATTGATTACCAAAACCCAGATGACCTGTACGGTATCATGCGAATGGTCTTTATCAGCAACTCGGGTGATCACTACAACCGAGTCAATGAACAGGTCAAGGATATGAATACTCGTGTCATTTCTAGTGCCCTGTCACAAATCCAAACTGGTGTGTCGCAATATATCGCTTATACAAGTGACATCGAGACTATTAGTGTTCCCCTGGATCAACCAGTTAATACCAGTACCTATGGAAAGAAGATTGACTTCAATAACAAGATCGGTATCAATTAAAGATTGTACACCAGAGAATAATAAGTCATGAGTCTAAACTATTACAAAACGGAAACTGAGAAAGTTTGTAGATCAAAGGGGTGGGATCGTGCCCCATTGGATACGGTATGGCTCTTACTCTCAGAAGAAGTTGGTGAGCTTGCATCTGCGATCAGACAGTATAAGAAAACATTCAAGAAACAAAACCTAAAAAAGGAGCGAGGCACCGATGTCATGATGGAAATGGGTGATGTATTTAGCTACCTTTTTCAATTAGCCCACATGTTGAATATTGATTTAGATAAAATGTGGGAAGAACATCGGTATAAAATGAAAGACAAAAATTATAATCTGAAGTAGTAATAACAGCGATGAGTAAATTTATGCTCAACGACGAGGATGCCATTAACAATGTGAACCCATTTGTCACACATGATTTCTCCCTTCCAGGGGGTGTGCGACAGACTGGCGATTTTGGTGATTTTGTTGAGGTGAAGAAGCCTAATGGATTACCAGTTGCTGGGAAAAGTGTCTTCTGTAGCACAGGTCTTTGTGCTAATGAAACTAAACCTTGTCTCATTAAGAAAAAGGTGCGTCCTCAACGTAACATTGATTATGGCTTTACACGAGATCGACCCCGAAAGGATGTTGTTGTAGGTGTATCGAACAAGAGTATTCCATACTTTTGGGTATTTTTAGCCCTACTTTTTATTGTTCTAACTCTATTATACGTAAGACGTTGAAGAAGTATTCAAGTCTCGACTTTTTCGTACATTCCTGAATAGCGTGGGGAATATACTTCTTACACAACTTCTTGATAAACTCCATCTGCCAAGCACTCTCCATATTTACACGGGGTGGTTGGAATGTTGGATCAATGATCTTTGTAGCGTGTGCAATTCGTACATACACCTTACTAGACTGTTCATAAACCATAATATTTTCGAGTACAAGTTCTACCATTCTCTGTCTAACCTCAATCGTTTTTTTCACCATTGAATCGAGAAACTTTTCATAAGGAATCGAATGCTTCTCAGATTGGATGTGTATCCAATCAGCCAGTGGTTCTGTGTTGATATAATCCGTGAAGGTGTCGTACCCCTTTCCTTTCATATATCGATCATATACGATTTCGATGTATGAAAGGTCAGACTCAACATCGAGTACATGTTTGGCAGAACGGATAAAGGAAGTCATCTAGATTTATGGCGAATGTTTTCTTTAAACACCTAAGTAGATCAGTCGTAGTTGTAAAAGTATGCTACAAAAATGTACTCTTCAATCGCCAACAACAGCTTTTCGTATCTATTGACCCTTGAAGATATTCGTAAAGCTTTACCAGATGAGACCCGACCTTCATGGATAAAGATTACAACAATCACTATGGTCTCGAGCTTTATGCAAGAGATTGACATAAAGCGACTTCGGAGCACTTTCGAGAGGATCGGTTCCTACAAGATGCGACGCGAGGGAACGAACACCGATGGTTTTGAATGGACGTTGAAACCCACTACATTTTACAACCAGGTGACACTCACCTACCATGACACGTACAGTACCAAGTCTGTCAAAGTGTTCCCCAATGGAAGTATTCAAGTTGCGGGGTGTTGTGACCTCTTTGACTGTAAGCGTATCATTACCCAACTCATCCAGATCTTCAAGACTTTTTTGGATATGGAAAGTAGTATTTCCAGTGATTCCTTCCGAGTTGTCATGATCAACTCTAACTTCAGTCTCAACTACAACGTCAATCTCATGAAGGTGGCTGACTGGTTCGAAGAGTACAATGACATCTTCAAAGTTTCTTTCGAACCAGATAGATACTCAGCGGTGAAAATCAAATTTAAACCATCCCACGAGATGAAGGAAATCACATGCAGTATCTTCAGTACTGGGAAGATCATCATCACTGGTGCAGAAACCCTTAAGGAGATTGCATTTGCATACAACATCATCAACCAACACATCAATGAAAATGACGACATTAGAGTGTCTCGCACCGAGGAGACTGACGTCTTTGACATTTTCTTGGGATATAAATGTGACCCTTTTATCAAAAAGCTCAGAGAGAAGGGGTTTGAATCTTGGATGAAGACGATTACTAATAGGCGAATTAATTTCTAATGGTATTGTAATAAAAATGTCTCAGCGACTTGGTATGGCCGACGGTCGGTGCTTCACCATTAACTCTTCAGCCCAGCTCTTTAACAATTACGTCATGAAGCAGAACAACATTTCCTTCGAGGACAACTATTCGTACCGCCAACTCCTCCAAAAACAAGGTCCCCAACTCATGTCGCAGGTACAGGAGCAACAGGGTAAGGCGAACTGCAACAACTGCAACGTACCCCTCCTCAAGATGCCCGATGTGTACTAACTGAGAGAAATCACCAAAAAAACTTTAAATCCTTCCTATAGAATGTCGACGTGTTCCATATGTCTCGGTGAAGTCCGATCGACGAGGACAAATCCTCCGATCCGTTGTGGACATATATTTCATTCCCACTGTATACAGAGGTGGAAAGACCAAGGTAAGAATACATGCCCAACTTGCAGGAAAGTATTTGATGCTTCTCAATTTAAGATTGTAGTCACGATTCAAAACAATTACACAGCAGAGGCAAACTCTGTGTCCTTGAATGAGGAATCTATTTTTAATGTGATGGATATTTTCGACATCAACTTTGACGTTGAAAATCAACCTGACCTAGACAGTATTCTTGCCGACCTTGGGGTGAGTCTTGCCGACTTTGATCCCAGTGTTCTTCACGCAGAATGAACTACAGTACCTCTCATAGTTTAGACCTGGATAGTTCCTAGAAGCCTTGCGAGGATCCGTGATAACCTTTCCATTCGCATCAGTCAGAAGTGGTCCAGTAGCCCACCCACGCTTGTGACTGAATACGTTCGCCTTGAATACGATACGCTTACCAACTCCAAATGAACCACCCCTCTTTATCCGCGACTCTGGAACCTTAAAGAACTTTGCCACAGACACCACCGTGTCACCAGTCTTGATTTTATACTCAACTACACTGTGTTGCTTGTAAAAGTGGAAATCACCCTGGCGAATATAGTTTGTGGGTCTCCCAGGAGAGACAAACATCATAACTTTATAGTAACCCTTTTTACATTTTTCGTTAGGCTTGACTCTGTACACCTTTTTAGGGTTGTCAGAAACAACGCGATTGGGAAGACCCGTACAATGTGTATAGTTGTGACTCCCGTTAGAAAGTCCAGAACGATCACCAGGAATGGACTTTTGCCACCTGTATGCCTCGTAGTCACCCACCGCATAGGCGTAACAATTATTGTTCCCAATACCAGTCGTTGTCCCCCAACGCCTGTTTGTGAACTTACTTTCGGACCCACTCACAGGGGGGAGTCCTTTCATTTATAGTTTGATTAGAAAAAAATATCCGTATGTAATAAATGATTCAGGAAGTTACCAAGGCTCAAAGCAAGTCTGACGCAGTCACCGAGTTTCTCATCTTTGTGCTCACTGTGCTCATCAGCACGTTCCTCCTCCGTCTCGTGTGGAACAGGTCTCTCGTGAAGCACATCACTATTCTCAAGCCACTCAACACCTTGCTTGATGCTTTCATTCTCGCACTTTCCCTCCAGGTTATGCGTGGCATTTAAACCTCCTTGTACCCAACCGTCTTCTCACCAGTAGGGCTCACGAGTGTGGGATACGCATCCATACCATCACAACCCTCTTTGTCACAATCGACAAATGTGTGAGGCTTTCCACTCTTCTTCATATGTTCTAACTGCTTACGAGTCCAACCGCAACCCATGGTCCCGTAAACAGTCCAATCCTTACCCGTCTTTCCAGTCTTCATGGCCTGCCCAGTCTTCATGGCCTGCCCAGTCTTCACGAGAATGAGTATGTTGATCAATGTGAGAATAATGAACGCGAGCATTGTTTTATTATAGGTTAATATTAAAAATGTCTTCAACTGTATTCACGGTTGGAAACAAGAATGTCACGCTCAAATACATCAGGAAAATGCCCCGTGGTGAAGTTGAACGGATGAAATCATTCGTCACTAAGAATGGCGAGAAACTCGTCAAGACTCCAAAGTTTAAGATACTCTCTGAAGTTGATGAGGGTACGAAGAGGGTTTTTAAGGTCGTGCTCTAACGATACCAGGGCGCTTTTTGGGTTTCCCCTTCCCCGCCTTGAGAATGGCGATAGCCCGTGCTTTAGCAGCATCTTTGTTTTCAGGTGTTTTTGGTTTAGGAACCATAATTTTAATGTCAGGTTTTCGGGGTTTGGGGACTGGAATCACGACTGGTGCACTCTTTTCACCCGTAAAGAAAGGTTTAGAGAGAACCCCCTCGAAGCTCAAATTCACCGTCTTGTTACCCCTCAACCTATAGTTCTTTACAACATTTGAATTATTTACAAGATACTTGTCTGGTAAAAGAGACTGCACAAATGTTTTCACTATACGTTCCACCGTGGTCCGTGGTTGTCGAACCATGGCGTGTATGGAATTTAAGAATGCGTGTAAATCGTAGTGTTTGTCAGATTTCCGGGAGATACCAATGTTCTTGTATTGATTGGTATTGATGAGGGGGTTCTTAATTCTTGGGAATACAGCAAACCCAAAATCAATTATGACAGCTTCAAAACCTGCATTCGAAATTGTGAATGTCTTGTTACTCAACTTGATTTTCATATCCTTTGTGGGCACTGGACGCACCAAAATGTTTCCAATGTGGATATCGTGATGACGGAACCCTGGATACTTCTGTTGAATACGGTAGAGGTTATAGATTACCTGTGTCATGACTGATTTGATCGCACTGAGTGTAGGTTTGTTCCACATCCACTCACCCAACTCTTTACCATTCACGTACTCGGAGTAGAGAATATCCTTACCATCACACGATTTGTAGAGGTACATCTTGGGAACCCCAAAACCTTCCAACTTTTTCGCGATGGTAAATTCCATCTTTAGATTCATTTCATCGAAGATATTTTTGAAAATTTTCAACGGTACATTATTCGTCTTTTCACTCAGTGAAGGTAGTCTGACTTCTTTATAGACGATGTACTTTTCACACCCCTCATCTACACACCCACGATACACTTTACCGTACTTACCTTCACCAATTTTTACAGCTCCCTTGGTCATTGAACCATTATTCCTTTTCAACCAGAGGTGTGACGCAGGAGCACACGCCTTCTTTCCCCTGAGCAACTTTTTCAACTCAGTGTTCATTATTATATTCGTAAGAAGATTAATTAATCTTACCAATATGGAATTTTTAAAGTGTATGAAATTTGAAATTTATTCGTCAACTTCTTCTACCTCCTCCTCAATCTCATCC